AATCTTCTTCCCCATTAAGCATTCTCGCTATATCTCTTAAGTCTCCCCTTTCCACAATATTAAAGTTATTAAATTCTAAGTTTATAGAATTTTTACGGAGCGCATCTCCAATGCTAACAGGTTCAATCGCACCAGCAATATCACTCCCTAAGTGCCTAGATTTAACGTTGATTAATTTATGAGTTCCGAATCTTCCCCCTTCCGTCTCTATTTCATCAGTGGTTTTATTCCGCAAGATAAACATATGAGAACAAAATTGGGTAATGCGGTCTGAAAGAGAAACAACAGACTCATCATCTACGACATTCTGAGAGTTCCTATTATTAGTGATGCCATATCTGTTAGACTGAACAGAAGTGATCATTGGAATGATAGGGTTGCCGTCGTGGAGTATTTCCTTTTGCACGCACTTTTTAAACTTATCTACCATTTCTCCCACTACTTGCCATTCTGATTTGTTAGCTATGTTTTCAGAAGTCGTCTTAATATAATCAAAGGAAAAAACCATCGACTTCCCGCGACCTACCTTAGAATAATAAAACCTCTTGAGGCTATTAACCATGGAATCTACATCCATGCCGCCGACATTATAATAGTAAAACTTTAAGTTTTTAACCACTGGCCAAACTGAGCGAACTTTATCTACTGTTTTCTGACCAGCTTGCCTCCATTTGCCGCTCTCTAAAAGATGCATAGAGACTCCAGAAAGAGCCGCGCACTGACGCATGATAAGCTCTTCTTTACTCATCTCTCCATTATCGAAATGTAACACTGGGATATCATACTTTAGGCTCACCTTAGTGCTGTAATCCATGCAGAAATTTGTTTTGCCCACTCCCGATCTAGCGACGATAACAGTAATATTTCCTGGGCGTAGCAATGACCCATAAATTTCATTAACTTTGGGGTGTGGACCCATCATCCCAAATTCTGTGACTGGATTGTTGCCCCGCTCTTCTATAGTCGCCTCCATCTCCTCGTAAATGTTTTCAGGCGTATCATTTCCCATCTCATAAAGATTAATACGGGAATTGTAGGCATTATCGGCGGATTCAATAATCGCTCTATAAGAAGCCTCAGGGGGCATCGTTTTCATTTTCTTGGCAATGTCCTGAGAGGACTCCAAGATTTCGCGCCTAATAGAATATTTTTTAAGTTCTTTAGCTATTTTGACAGTATTGCCCTTAGGAACTTTTCTCAGAGCTAAAGATTTAATATAGTCTGAAGGATTTAAATTATCTTCAAACGATAACCCTACATCATTGACTCTTTGCGCTATGATAACTTCGTCTACCTCATCTCCTGCGTCTATAGCTTGTTTGACAATTCTAAAAATAGTAGAGTGGAGAGAGCTTTGTTTGGAATAAAAATCCGAAGTCCCAATAAAATTAGAGATTTCTGCTAAGGTGTCAGGTTCTTTGATTAGACCCGCCAGTAGCTGTTTTTCTAGTTCGAAGTTATAGATCATTCTTCTTCTTCCCTTCTTTCAAGAGGCCCTGTGAAATGATTTTCGAGAGCCTTGGTTAAAGCTAACTCGGTCATGCCGCAATCAAATTTGCAGTATATTAAAGGTTTACCATTTTCAGAAGAAACCGCTAATATTACACCTTTATATTTATCCACCCCTCCAGACAGTTCATAAACCTTTTCTACCATCTCTGAAGGGATGCAGAACTCTTCGTTTTCTTCTAAATTCATAAATAGATGTCTTGCTTTCTAAATAGTGAGGCCACTATTTTATCCTGTGGGTGAACTTCTGCCAGCTTTATATCATTGGCGTTGCAAAAGTCAAGCTTCTTCTCGTCCCTTTTTAACTGGTCTACATATTTGAAGCGATTTTTATGAAAAAACTTAATGAATTTTGTATGTTGAGCACCTTGGACTTCGACAGCGATTTTCTTATTCGCATTATAAAAGTCTAAAGTAAGGCGCGTTCCTACTACCCGAAACTCTTCAAACACAATGTCATGTTTCCAATACTTACGGAGAAATTTTTTGACTTCGGTCTGAAACTTACTCCTACTAGGCTTGTCCCAATCTATTAAGTATTTCTTCGCGTTTTTTAAGTTTCTCTGTTTTCCATATAAGTCGAAGAACTTCATACATTTATCTGTTCTTTAAAATAATCTATCAAAAATAGACACAATTCCTTGTCCCCTTCGATAGTTTTAAAGAGATTATTATCGCCCTGAATCTTATCAGGGAACTCAAGATTTTTGGAATCAAGTAGCTCTTTAAAGTCATCTACAGGCTTTATCCACGCCCCTTTCTTTTCTACAAATTCCCACGCATAAAGAAGATCCACAATTTCTTTCTCCACCCATATAGAGTTACCATCTACACGACCATAACGAATAGGGTAAGTAAGTGTTGTGTTACTGTTTTCGTTGGGAGATTTTTTAACAGTTACTTTTGCGTTATGCCCAATAATTGGATTCTTCTTCGCATCCATTGTTTTAAGGGAGGGGTTTTGTAAAATCAAATCCCCTTTAAAGCGAGGTTCGAACTCCATAATGGTATTCGCGTAATGCAGAAGAGCGTTTCCTCCTGTCGCGGTGTTTTGACGGATAGGAGACTTGGAATAGGGGTCGAGCTTAATGTCAGCACGAACTTGGCTGATGAAAATAGCCATGTGCCCACGCTTGGACATGGCAATGCTTGTCTGTTTGCAAAAGTTCGACGCAATAACCGCGCCCCCCGCCACCTTGGAGCTTTCTTCGAAACCCTTCTCTGAGTCCCCTTTTCGGATCAGCCCATCTATGGAGTCCACGACAAAACAATATTTAATCTCCTTGTTCTCCACCATGAGCTGACGGATTAACGTCATCGCTGTTTCGTAAATGTTAGTTTCGAAAACAAAACAAGTGCCTTCCACCCACTCTTCGGAAGAGAACACAAGCTTGAGGCCAGAGCGTTTTTGAAGTTCTGGGCCTAACCGACCTTCCGCTTTGATATACAGACCCTGTGATTTTGGGATCGTCCCCAAAAAATTTTTCATAACCTGTAGGGACTCTGATGTTTTGCCTCCTTCGTTTACCCCTATGAAACGGTGTAGCCCAGGTCCGAAGCCTCCCCCCAAACACATGTCAAATTGAAGAGACCCGCTAGAAACTTTATACTCGTTCTCTTTTTCATAGTTGAAGTGGTCCTCCTTGTTCGCTTTTAAATAATTCTCAAGAAGTTCTTGTGGTGAAATGTCGTTACTCATCTAAAAAGTCTTTTATTGTTTTCTGGGGAGGGGGGATAATAGCGTCTTTGCCTGTTTTCTCACCTATATCATAGGTTTGATACTTCGATAAATCAACCTTAAAATTGAAAGCTCTGAACTTTTCATCTAGCGCGTCCTTGAGTTTCGGGCTAACAAGATAGGCGAGGGAATCGAACTTTTTACTAAAGCTCGCTATATTCATAAACTCTAAGGAATAACGCTCACAAAGATCATTAAGAAGCTTCATCTCCCTAGCAAAAAATGGTCGCCTCCCTTTATCGGGGACTTCTAGAAGACGAAAGATAATATTTCGTTTATTAGGTCCTTTAGACTTCGCCACTAGAAAATAGTAATCGACGAAACATCGAAGTCAACCATTTTCTTAACGAGTTGATAAAAGGTTGTTTTGGGTTCCCAACCTAATTCTTCGCGAGCTTTTGTTGAGTCGCCTAAAAGGATATCAACTTCTGCTGGCCTATAAAAATCCGAGTTCACTTCTACAAAGCACTCGCTCCCGTGGAAATATTTTTCATTTTCCCCTTCCCCTTTCCATTTACAAGCGCGGCGGTGAAAGCCTACGGCATTAAATGCCTCCTCGACAAATTCTCTGATGCTATGTGCTTCGTTAGAAGAAAGGATATAATCTTTTGGCTTGTCTTGGTTGAGCATTTTCCAAACGCCGTCCACAAAATCTTCAGCATCACTCCAATCTCTTTTCGCATCTAAATTACCCAACTGCAAAGGGATGATGACTTTGCCAATTTCAAAATCTCCCAAAATTCTAGTTACGTTTTTAGTGATTTTTCGAGTAACGAATTCTTCTCCACGCCGCACCCCCTCATGGTTGAAAAGCCACCCTTGGACTGCAAAAAGGCCATAAGAATCTCTATAAACTTTAACCAAGTGTCTAGCACCACATTTAGAGGCTCCATATGGACTTCTGGGACGCAAGGGATGGTCTTCGGTCTGTGGGGTGGTAACAACATCTCCAAACTCCTCAGAGCTACCTGCGTTGTAGTATCGACAATCGGGACTATGCCTCCGAAGGGCTTCTAACTGATGGAGAACAGCCATGCAGTTTGTTTGCATGTGATTAAAAGGCATGTCCCAACTGCTCCCGACAAAAGAATTAGCAGCAAAATTAATGAAATAATCAGGCTTGTGTTCAGCTATAACCTTTTCGGTATTTTGAGGATCAGAAACATCTAAATCAATTAGAAAAAACCTTGGGTTACCTTTAAGGTGCTTAATATTTTTGTGGTTTTTAACACTTAATCTCCTCACTCCTCCGATGATTGTGTGTTTTGTATTTTTGAGCAGGTAGTCTACCATGTGGCTACCATCCTGCCCTGTAACTCCAGTAATAAGTATTTTTGTCATGATTTAATATACCAATTATATGTTTTTAATAACCCCTCTTTCAAAGAAGTGGTCGCCGTAAAGTTAAGCTCCTTTTTAGCCCGTGATGTGTCTAGACACCTTCTGGGTTGACCATTTGGCT